AAACCCAACCAACATAATAATTTAACATACTCCCATCTTACATCAGCTTCCGTTACTCTCACTTTAGTGTACATATCTTCTTTGGTAATTTTCCTATTACCTAACCAATTTCTTGCCATAACTGACTCCTGTTGTTGACTAATAATTTTACTTTCAATCATTTCAAAATAACTCCAATTCCAATTGATTTGGATTAGGTTTATATGGATTAAACCAATTACCATATTCATCTATCCAAGTGCTCCAACAACCTTGATTTTCATTTCTACTATCTTTCTCATCATACATTAGATTTAATTGTATTGCATATAACATATCATAATCTAATATATCAGAACATTCTAAAGTTATTGGTAATTTACTATGTCTAATTTTTTTTATGTAACTACCCATCCTTGATTTAAAAAAGGTTGTGCTTTTTTATATTTCAATACTTTGACTGCATCACCTTTTTTAATTGTGACGAGTTCATTACGACCAATTTTCTTTTCAACCCTAACAGTAGTATCTATTTTTCTTTCGTGAATAGTCTTACCCATTAAATGGTCAATCTCATGTTGAACACATACGGCTTCTAATATCCTCTGTTCTTG